CCTAGTTTAATCTCACCTGTATGGTTATCTGCATAAGCATCAGTTCCAGCAATAAAGGCAGTTGTTGAGAAAGTGAAAGTATCATCAGCTTCCCAAGTACCAGTAAAAAAATTAGCAGGAATGCTAAAATAAGGGTTACCTGAATTATCAGGAGCAAAAGCTGTAACCAAATCAGAATGATTTCCTACATGTCCTGTAGTAGCTCCATATACAGAAAAAGAAGTTGCAGAAGCAAAAACTACAGTCCAAACATCATCAACAACACCACCATCATTCGTAACAGCAATTTCATCTGCTGAAACAGTTCCTGCAGCAGAAGCTATACTTCCTTTTTTTGAAGTTGAACTAACATCTTCAAAAGGATTAAGTCCTCTTGCAATAGCAAGGTTTTTAGGGGTAATTTCTTTAAAAGAACATTCCATACTTGCAACTTCACTTACAGGAATAGACATGTCCTCAAGTTTAGGGAAACCTGATTCAAGTTTCCACTGTTCAACAGTAGAAGTGAATTTGGTTGTTCCCAAAGCACCCATACTGTCCTGCTGACCAAATACAGGACTTCTTGAAGAAATAAAAGCACTTGCATTACCTAATCTGATCTGTGCAAGTCCTAGAGCTACTGTACTCGTATCTCGTGTTAGTGGTCCGGTTCTTTCTAATGCCATATTAAAAACTCCTTAGTTTTTTGTTAAAATTACCTGAGCATTTTCCTTAAAGGAACTATATTCTAAATAACATAAGTGTTATTTATTATCAATATGTTGGTTTGGAAAAAAAGTCAAAGTATTAATGTGTTGACAGGAAGCTCTTAAACATTTTAATTTAATGGAACCATGAATTTCCATATCAACAACAGAAGAATTGTTCCTTCTTTTACCAAAAACAAATTTCCACAAACCATTACTTTTTCTTTCAATAAGTTTCTTTCCGCATTTTTCACAATAAAAAAACATTATTTACCTCCCCACCTAAAAACAACATCAAAATACTTAAAGTAAAAACCATCAAGAGAAATTTCCCTTGGAGAAGGGGGTTGTATATAAGGAATCATTTTTGTAACTTCAACAAAAGATTCAGTATAAAAAGGAATACGTTTAATTCCTTGAGGGTCATTTTCATCAAAAAATATTTCCTGCACTTTATCAAATAAAACAGCAAGCTCACCATCATCATCAGTTTTAGAAAACAAATAAAAAGTAGCTTCACAGGAAGAAACTGTATTTGTTAAAAAACCGCTTGTAAGAACAACAACAAACTCATCCTGTCCCACAGGTCTTGTTTCTGCAAAACCAAAATCCACAAAAATAGATTTTTCAGTGTACAAAGTGTCAATAATATATTTTTTTAGACTTAGAAAAAATAAGGATTCTTTTTGAGTGTTATCAAGCATGATTTTCACCACTAAATTCATCTAAAATAGAAAGTAAATTTGGAAAAAAGGTCTCAGTTAACCATTTTGCCACTTCAGATTCTTCAGGTTTTGTGGAATCATACTTAAACTCTGAATTTTCTAAAACAAAAACTAATTTTTCTAAAGTAGTGTAAGAAACCTCAAGCAAAAGCATTAAATCTTTAGGTTGAGCTGCAAGACATTTTACTACTTCTAATTTAGAAACTGTACTCATAAAACCTCCTAAGAAAAAACTTTACGAATCTTTTCAGAATCAGATATGGCTATTGAATATATGTCTATTTGAGACAAATGCCTTTTTGTATTGTTAATAAGATTGTTGATAATATCAGCCTTAAAGTTATCCTGCACTTCTTCAAAATATTCTGAATAAGTTTTTGTGAAAACTTTTGTCGCCATTCTTCCCCATTCAGGGAAATATTTTTTTAAGAAAATATGAGAAGCTGGTCCAAATAAAGGTCTAGCAGGAACACCTGTACCTCCTCCAAATTCAAGTATTTTGGCTACTTGAGCAACATTATAAGTACCTCTCCCCAAAGGTCTTTTAGCTTTAGTGTTTCTTTTAATACCTACAGTACGTGAATGTTTGCCCCTCCAAATAATATCAATATTATCATGTATATTACCATCAAAATACCAAAAAAGACTGCTTGGGCCTCCAGCCTTATTTTTTCTATAAGCGTATTTTTTAGATAACGGAGCCCATGCTTTGTCTCTCCCTTGAAGCAAAGAAGGATTTTTTATACAAGCTTTAATAAACCCAGCCAAATGACGAGCAGCTCCCTCAGTCAAACGTCCCTGACCATCCTCACCAAAATAAGCCATAGCCTTATGCCCTGCTTCAGCAAACTTAACTCCAGATTTAAAAAGCTGTCTGTTACGCATAACATCTTTACCATCTAAACTAAAAAGAATATTATCAGTATGTTGTTGTGTCATCTTTTATCCTTTTTAGATACAAAACAAAATTGCCTTGCAAACGTGTAGAGTGTTTATTCTCAACTAAAAAAAACTCTTCATCAACTTTAACTCTATCACCAACACCAACATCATATTTTTGAACATACATAACACACTTAGAATCACTTGCATAATAAACATTTTCAGTGTTTTCTGCCTCAGTTCCTCTAGTTTCATCAAGAAAAAGAACAGGAATATTTTCCTGTGTTAATTCAAATTCTGGAAGTTTTTTGTAGTTTGAATCAAAACCTGGGTTGTTGGAATGCTTGTATATACTTGCAGTACTGTTTGTTTTATACAGCATAGAACGAAAATAAGCGACCTCATTTTCAACTCTAGTACTGTCTTTTGATGTCACTAAATAAACATCATTTTCAAATTTAATAAGACAACCAGGAACAAGAGCAGTATCAAAAACAACATCAATAACAGTCACATGTTGCCTTATAAATTCAGTAGATTGTTCTGTATATTTCTCATATAAACAAAATTCCTCTGTTTCTTCAGCAGTTAAAAAAGAAACAATAGTTATAGGAGAACCTACTTCATTGTATGTTTCTTTAATATCATCACCAATAGCCATATTAAATTCCTAATTTAATCATGAAACTAAACCAATAAACTCCTTCAGGCTTGTCAGCAGTTGCAACATACACATGAACGTTCCCTATAGTTTGATTTGCATCATTAAAACCAAGCATGCCTAACTGAACTGAGACAGCCCCGTACTCTTTAAGAACTGTAAAATTAAAATATTCTGATAATGTTTCTGAAGAAAAAAGTTCACCATCCCATTCTAAATCTACCCTAGTTATTTCTGAAATTTCAGACTCAGTAAGGGGTACATTTTTTTCTAAAGAAAAATCATATTTCTTAAAAAAAAGAGGGAAATCATTATTTGTATTTGAAACTACTGTAATCATTTTTCTTCCTTTATAAACCCATTATACATATTAAAAGTATTTCCATCATACAGGGACTTAGTATTTCCATCATACAGGGACTTAGTATTTCCATCAACAAAAATAAAAAGATTTTCTTCCTCCTTTAAAGAAAGAACTAAATATTCTTGTATAAAAGAAGAATATTCTGACATTTTAAAACTTTCTGAGGATAAAAAAACAGATGCAAAAAATTCCTTATTTTCTGAAAATGTTTTAGTACCTTCTGAAAAAGAATGAATTTCTTCTGAAATTTTTGAAATATAGGAGTATTCTTCAAAACTGGATGTTGTTGAAGTTAAAAAAACTGTTTCATTTATATATGAAGCATAATAACTGGTCTTTTCTTTTTCTGTATTAAGAGCGATTATCTCATTTATATCTGAAACATGATTTATGTTTTTTTCAGCTTGTGAATTTAAATCTATTGTTTCATTTATATATGAAGTATGATTTATGTTTTTTTCAAATTCTGTGCTTAAACTTGCTGTTTCATTTATTATTGAAGAGTAAGAAGCACTCTCCGTTGCAGAACCATAGCTTGTTATTTCTATTGTTTCATTTATATATGAAGTATGATTTATGTTTTTTTCAAATTCTGTGCTTAAACTTGCTGTTTCATTTATATATGAAGTATGATTTATGTTTTTTTCAAATTCTGTATTAAGAGCGATTATCTCATTTATATCTGAAACATGATTTATGTTTTTTTCAAATTCTGTGCTTAAACTTGCTGTTTCATTTATTATTGAAGCATAATAACTGGTCTTTTCTTTTTCTGTATTAAGAGCGATTATCTCATTTATATCTGAAGTGTAAGAATATTCTTCAAATTCTGTGCTTGTACCTGCACTTGTAACAGTTGCAGTCTCTGTTACAACAGAAGAAATTTCAGCCTGCTTTTCAAAGCCTGAAATTAAATTTGTCTTTTCTGAAAGTGTGGAGGAGAATAAACCTTCTTTTTGGAATTCTGATATTGTGTTTACTTTTTCTGATATTACTGAGGCATATTCGGGGGAAGTTGTCCCAGAAACATATTCAAATGCACCAATAGTACAAACATCAAGCCCACGTTCATTTCCTGCAATATCAGTTGTTGGTATTGCAGAGTTGAAATTATGCCCTATACCTGCATCAATTAAAACCGAGTCAGAACCAATATTTAAGTCCTCAGAGCCAGGAGAGACATTCCACCCCAGATTAGAAAGAGTTATGTTGTCAATTACATTAGTACCGGGAGCAGATGTATCATTTGAAGCGTTATAATCGCCTGTGCAGGAATAAAAATTATCGTAACCGCCTATAGTTGTATTATAAATTACAGTGTTGTAACAAACGCAATCGCTTAATATTATTTGGTTACTATATACACCAACACCATCCGCATAAATAGAACAGTTCACAACTTTTGTTAGGTCATACCAAAAGAACACAAGGCCATATGCAATATAACCGGCGACCTGCCAAACTACACAGTTTTCAAGCAATTTCAAACCGGAAGACGCTGAAAATGACCCGTTTATATCGTGTATCAGGCACTTTTTTACTTCTAAACTTGCTCCATTTTCATATATAAAACTTGATGCAGCGCTATCCCCTGTTAATTCAACCCCTTCAATTAGCATATGATGCCCGGATTGAAGCACTAAAAAATAAGTTGTTGAGCTTGTAACAAGCTTAATTCCCTGATTGATTTTACCGGAATGAAAAAAATCGGTAGCATTTCTTATTATTATTTTTCTTGTATCGTCTGTTACCCAAGCCTGAGATGTTGTGTTCATAGCAACATAATCAAAACTGATATAAACCTCAGCAACAGCAATTTCATCAGCTGAAACAAGGTCTCTTGCCTCTCCTGACAAAAAAGCTTCAAGTGAGGTATAGTCACCTCCTGTAGATTTAATTGTTTTAATTACCTCAGTTGCCATAATTAAATATTTTCCTTAATGAAAGACTCGTCTTTCTCGAATACTTGCCAGTCTGAATTTTGCATTTCAGACCATTCAGCTGAAGAAAAGGCATCATCTAAATCGAAAAAATATTTATCTTCACCTGTTTCAATGTCTTTCTTAGACAATAGCTCTGATTTAGTTTTATTGGTTGCGACCCGAACAACAACAAACTTATCAAGGCACTCTTCTTTCCCCCAGTTTGAGAGATCGGGCTGAGCATAAATAATTTTACCTCTGTTTTTGAGGCTTATCAGAAGCTCCATTTTTGTCCTCTTTTAAATAATAAGTGTGCTGAATTACATTTTTCAATCCCGACTGGTCAGGGATTTTTCTGACCCTTACCCAAAAATCTGCGGTTTCATACCATGTCTCATTTTTAAGCAAAAGAGATTGTTACAGAAGTTAAATTATAAGTACCATTATTTGTGTAAGTTTCTTGGTTTTCTACTGCAATAACGTCCCTGCCATATTCTATAACACCATCTGTAGACCTGTAAGAAATCGCAGCTACTGTAGTTCCTGCTGGAACTTCAAAAGTTACAGTAGTTGTTGTGCTAACAGAACCAGAAGAGGCACTTCCCCAAGATAAAACTTTATCTTGTGAAGCTCCCACATGATCAAGTATTTCTGCATTTGTATTATCTAAAAGCCTTGCCTTTGTTGCTACAGAAGCAATCCCATCCAAAGCATAGTTTTTACCTTCTACTGTTAAACTCATTTTTATCTCTCCTTCTTATATTGTTGGTATATAGGTAACAAAAGCCTCAGAAGAAAACCCTTCTGAACGCATGTTACTGAACAGAAAAGGGTCATTCTCCAAAGCTTCTTTAAATTTTAAATCAAATTCTTCAATAAGTTTAGAATAATGGTCAAATCTTTGATTCAAGTGCATTGAATTTATTTTAAATTTAGGACTGCTTTGAAGTCTTAAATCAGCAATAACATAACGTATGCTTCTTTGGACTAACCAAAATTCTTCTATATTATTATTTAAAGGAAAAATCACACCAGTCTCTTTAGAAGCAATATCACAAGCAAAAAAAATCATTTCAGGACTTGCTTTATCTGAAAAAGACAATAATTGGGTACTTACTGTTGTAATCAAAGCTTCTAAATTAATAAACATAGTTATTGTGTCCTTTTTCTTCTACGAACAGGTTTAGGTTTCTCTTTTTCTACAACTTCTTCCTCTTCAACTTCTTCCTCTTCAACTTCTTCCTCTTCAACAACTTTTTTCTGACTTTTTTCAGGTTTAGGTTTCTCTTTTTTTGAATTTTCAATAACCTGAATCACTTCTGTACCTGCTGCAATTTCCTGCTGAATTGCTTCAGGAAGCTCTTTAAAAGATTCTGCTTCATAAACTGTTCCAGTATTCACAATACCTAATCCTGTAAATTTAACTGTAGTTTTTACGATTGCTTTAACCATTATGTCTCCTATAAAGAAGGGGCAGAAGCCCCTCCTCACTGTATTTTTATTTTACTTTAATAGTCATAACCATGTCAGGGTGATAAAGAAGAGGAAAAGCTTTATCCTGAACTCTGATAAACAATCCATCTGGGTCCCATTCTTCTTTTCTATCAATAAATTTACCATACTTGCCTTTAAGACCGTAAGGGGCTTCTGCTATTTCAGCAATAGAAGCTCCATCTTTTGTCCAAGAACCCATATGGAAAATATCATCTTCTACATACTTCCTACGCATCCAAACTTTATCAAAACGTGCTTTATAAGTACGTGTAGGAGCTGAATCAATAGTAAGCTTTCCTGCAACAACATCAACTGCTGTGATTGTTCTTTTTTCTTTAACAAGAGGCTCATCCATTTTCCAAAAATAAAGAGTGCCACCGACAGCAAAATCAGTAGCGTCTTCAACAAAAATTTCTGTATCAGAAGTTCCTACATTCTGGAGTAGCCAACCTGGAACTTCATAAAATTCATCATAAATATGAAGAGGACCAACGCCAATCAAAGAACCTACAACTGTTGCAGGGTTTTTAAAAAGATCACCGTCGCCAAATGCTGATTTTTTAAGCATTTCCTGCAATTTTGAATCAAACATGAGAAGTTTCAAAATTGAACTGTTGCAAAGTGTGTACTCTGGAGATTTCCCTGTATTATCGGAATAAAGCTGTTTTGCATCATAAATATCTTCAATAGGGTTACGATCAACACCAGTACCCCATTTTCTGTTATTCGCAAGCGTGATTTTGTTCTCTGCAGGCACACCATAATCTACTTTAATTTTAGTGCCACCCTTCTGAGTATAAACAAGCTCACCTTTTACAGCCATCTGACAACACATCCATTCTCTTCTTCTGTCAACACGAAGAGAAAGTTTCTGAATACCTCTTGCAATCTGTTTTTCTGCACGCATTTTTGAATTTGTGCCAGGCTGTCTGAGGTTGTTAAGAAGTTCTTCATCAAAAAACATTTTTTCTTTAAAAAATGCAACTTTAGCAGAACCTTCACCATAACCGTCAACTCCTACAGAAGGAGCAGGTGCTCCAGGAGCTACGAAAGGTGTCATCCCTGCTGAACCATACTCAATGTCCCACTTTACTGTATCTGAATCCCATTTATCTGTACCAAACATCTTTGTAAAAAAAGTATCTGGTGCTTTTGGCATCTTAGAAACCATTTTATTCATAGTTTCAAGATGAAGAATAGGAATACCGTCAATACCTTTAGCCATAAAAATCTCCTTTTATCTCAGAACAAAAAATCTGCCAAGAGTTGTACCGTTTAAGGCAGTTTTTGCTTCACTGTCCAGATTCAAAAGTCCGAAAGAATAAAGAACAGCATTTGTTAAAACAATAGAACAGTTGCCACCAACAGCATACTGACCAAAACCAGTATCAATGTCTTTATCAAGAACGCAAACAGCGTCAGACATTTTATCTGAAACTGTTCCTGATTTGATATAACACTTTGTTTTGTTTGCTGTAGTAAAAGTTGCAACAGCTACTGCAGTAGTGAAAGTAATTTCTGCAAAAACATCAGAAGAATCTAAATCTACAGCAGTAATAGCTCCACCATCATGATATACCTGAGAAGTGTCATCATGTTCAAGCACAATAGAAAAACCTACCTGAAAAATGTAAGCTTCCTGTTTAAGAATTTTTATAGAAGTTGCTGCATTAGCTACATCAGCTACAGCAAAAGACTTCCAATAATCTGAACCGACAGCAGCATAAGGAACATAGTTACCTGAAGCTGCATTTTCTGCAAGCACAGTGCCTTTTGGAAGAAAACCAAAACCTTTATCAACAGTAGCATCCACAATAAGTGCCTGTTCTCTTCGTGAGTGAAATAAAGGAAGATACCCTGGAGAATCTGGCAAATGTGTTATTTGAGCAGTACTTCCCTGCCCTTTAAGCACTTTGTTTGCTTCAAAATCCCTATCAAAATAAGTCATATTTTACTCCTTTGCTTCTTCAACAATGCCAAGATCAGAAAGAAGAGAATTGATATCTTCATCTTTCATTCCTTCTACATTATCAAAATCTTCGTTGCTTGAAGCCCCTGCGACTTCCATCTTACCAGAAAGAACTTTTTTATAGTCTTCTGCTTCTGTTTCAACAGCAGCTTTAAAAGCTTCAGAATCAAAAACGCCTTCTTCAGAAACATGGTCTGCATAATTCACAGATTTCTTAATCTTGCCTTTAATCACAGGAGACAGTTTTGTCCCAGCAAGTACTGAATCTGCAAGTAGAGAAGCCTTTTCTTCTGCATCTTTTTCGTCTCTTACAGCATCTTTCTTTTCAAGTGTTTTGATTTTTTCATCCAAAGATTTAATAACTGCGCCAATCTTTGAAATATTCGTATTAATTTTTTCAAGAGCTTCTGTGTCCGCAGATTTTTCTGCAGGAGCATCAGAAGTTTTTTCTTCTTTGGCAAACTTGCTCTGAATCTCTTCCCAAAGTTTAGGATGAGCTGCCTGAAGTTCTTCAAGATTCATATTGTTCTCCTCATTTGTTTTTTTATCTATAACAAAACTTGCTTCTTTGTCTTTTTTTAAAGAAGAAGCAAATTCATCAAAAGTTGCTATACTGTCTACCATTCCAGCACTTACAGCATCTTTACCTACAAGCACACCTCCTTTTCCGAATTTATTTTCTACAACAGAAATAGAAACATTTCTATTTCCTGCTACAGCGTTAATAAAAACATCAGCAAGTGCGTCTAATTCATCTTGAATGACACCCTTACCTTCTTCTGTGGCTGGATTGGGTCTTTTATTGGGGGATTTTCTGTTAGTTATTTCGATGTATGGATCATGCTCAGGATTTAATACATCACAAACAACCCCAATACTTCCAACCATTGCAGTTTCATCAACTATAATTTCATCTGAAGCTGATGCTATCCAGTAAGCTGCAGAACAGCACATGCCTGGAACGTATGTTGAAACTTTTTTCTCATAATTTTTAAGATATTGAGAAAAAGCATTAACACCAAAAACAACCCCTCCGGGCGAATGACAAATCAAAGCTACAGAATCGACTGAAGTGTCCATTTTAGCTTTTTCAAAAGCATTTTTTAAATCTGTAAGAGCTGTAGCATACCCTAACCAAGTCATAAAGTTAGATTTTGGAAAGATTGGTCCATATAAAGGAATAGAAGCAACACCATCAACCACCTCATAAGAAATTGCTCTATCATCTTCAGGATTTTTGAAAAAAGTTTTAAAATTTTCTTCAAAAGAATCTTTAGCATTTTCTGATTTAAGAGTATTCAGCAATAAATTTAAAGAATCAGGCTCAATAAACCAATGAGCATGCTGAAAAACCTCAAGAAATAAGTTCATAAACTTTCCTCCGTATTTTTATCCATACTAATAGTGTATTTTAGCCTTGTCAACCTTATTTTTGTTGCCTTTCCTATCTTTATCCTCCTTTTTTTTATTTTCCTCTTCTTCTGTCTCTTTCGTAGCTTCTTCATCCTTACCAGGTTCACTTGCTTTTTCAACAACAGCTTCAGATTCTTCAGCAGTTCTTAACTCTGGGTACATAGCTTCTTCTGTGGCTTTTTGTAAACGTAAAAAAGGATAAGAAGTAAAACCAAGTTTTCTCGCTACACTTGAAGCAGGCACTCCTAAAGCATCTGTAACAGCAGCATGCTTACTACCAAGAAAAGCATTCGCTTTATCAACAACATTTTGAACTTCTGAAGTTGGAAATTCAAAATAGATAAGATCATGCACTTGTTTTTCTACATTTCTGAAAATTGGTTCTCCATTTTCATCAAATCCCCAAACTTCTTTCTTTTTGTAAGAAGTTTTAAACTTAGAATCAAGTTGCCCTTTTATATAAAAAATATGTCTCCAAAAATCATATCTCAAAAATCTTTCAAAATATTCAATTTCATTTTGAAGTCTGTCTGTAGCACTTTTACCAGTTTCTTTTATACCAGCAAAAGTGCTGCCTGATGTTTTTCCTGTTAAAGCATGGTCTGTTGTGTTCAATCCAGAAGTGACCATATGTAAAATATCTGTATCTGTATCTGAAATTCTTGGAAGATTTGGATTATGGCACTTTAAAGTAAGTCCTGGAGGCAGCATTAAAGTACCTCCAGGAGTTTTTTCAGCATAAATACCAGTTTCCTGTTTTTGTTCAGGAGTCATAGACAACCAAGTTCTAAATGCTTTAGTATCTTGCATTTCAATAACCCATAAATAACTTCCTGATGATTTTTTGTGCAAAATTTCCCATCTTTTAAGTTGTTCATACTGCTCAATCCAATTCAAAGTGCAGACTATATGGGAAACATTTCTTTTTTTCAAAATACCTTTGTCCCATCGAACTATAAACCTTCTAAAACCATTTAATTCTTTAAAATTAGAATCTTCTGCAAATTTTAATTTTTCTTTATCAAAATAAGATTTTGAATTAACTTCTTCCGCAAGGTTCTCAATATAAGCACAATAAATAGAAGGAACATAAACTGTATTGTTTTCATCTGAAAAAGAAATTTCATAACAAACAGGCATTGTTTGTTTTTTAGGATGAAAGAAAATACCACTACCTTCATCACCTCCAACTAAAGCAGAAGGAGAAATGAAATCTACTTCAGTAAAACCAGAAGTATGTGCAGTAAACATTAAGAAAAGCTCTCCTTCAATCTCACTTCGAGCAACATACTTAGTCATATTTGTGTACAGCTCATTTCTAACATCTTCAATAATCTCTTTCAAAAACTGATTAACTTCAAAAATGTCAGAAACCACATTAAAACCCTTTCCACTTAAACCCCCTTTATAATCAGAAATATAAGAACGTATTTGAGGATTCTTAGAAAATTTATCCCAACATAACTTCTGCAATTCTGTTAGATTCTTTGTTCCTTCAATCTCAGAATACCCTTCCTCAAAACCATCACTATCAATATGTTTAACTGTTCCTGATAAATTTTGAGGCAGGTATTGTTGTGCAATTGCGTGTAAATTTTCTTCGCTCAAAGTGTCTACAAGTTTTGCTATTTCTTCTGGTGTAGATGTTAAAATATCATTCATATAATGATTCTCCTATTAGTTTTATCTTCAAAAAAAGCTCCCATAAACCTACTAAAACTTCTTTTTGTAAAATCGTCAATCCCTAAAAGACGTAAACCATAAATACCCCATCCTAAAGCAAACATACTATCATCCTGTACTCCCATATTATCGTGTTTTTCAGGACTTCCATAAAATCTTTTTCTACTGTCATGAACAAATTTAAGAGCTTCTTCTTCAAAAAGATACTCACTTTTTGTTCCTTGTATTGGTATTTTTGGAGCTTTGTATCTTCCTTCATATATTAAAGTGTATAATTCAGAAAAAGCTGTTTTTTGTAGATCATAAGAAGGGTTTACAGCATTGAAAACAACACCATTATCATCGCACCAATCAACTAAATCCCAAAGCCCCCAACGCTCTCCACAAACACTCTCAATACTTCCTAATTCAAGGACAATTTCATCAAGCACAGCTTTTATTGAATTTAAATCATTACCTCTAATATGCCAAGCTCCAGCACAAAAATAAATATATTCCTGCTCTGCTTTGTTATCTATAGCAAGGTTTGTTCTGCTGCCTACAAGACCTTTTAAAATAGCAAGGACAATCGTTCTCGCTCCTCTTGTTAAATCATCTTTAAGAGGGTCAGCTCTATCTATACCAATACCAAGAGCAAAATCAGTATCATAATAATCAGACAAACGTGATAGCTCATTAGCTTCAATCATTTTAGGAAGTCCTCGTTCATCTTCAAACGAATAAATTTTAGTAATAGGCATACAGCTTTTTTTTCTTGCTTCAATATCAGAAAATTCAGGCACTGTTCGCAGGGAAGGTTTGTTTATTATCTTTTGTTCGTCTCTAAAAAGTTTCAAAAGAGTTTTCTGCATCCCAATTTTACCATCAAAACCAATAAACTCACAACATCTAATCATAGCTTCAGAAAAAATATTGTTACTCCCACTTTCCCAAGTATTCTTAAAATACCTGTCATAATCAGCAGGGAGAAACTTAGTTTTGTAAGAATCTAATTGAGCTTGTGTCATATATGGATGCCAAAAATCTCTAGCATCAGCATTTGAAGAAGCTCTGTAAGAAAAGAACAATGTAGGGTCTAATACTTGTTTATAAGCTTGATACAATTTATACAGTATATGAGTCTTTTCTGAAACAGTTGAGTCAATAACCCCTAAAGCATTAGGCACGTTTCTCGTAGAACCATCAAGCTGTGTGAAGAATTTTGGATTTTTCATGTCAAAGATTTCAGAAAAAGTATATCCAGTAATGTTAGAAACAATACCACTGAAACTACTGATACTTTTAATTGCAGAAACAACAGTACCTTTTGAATTTATTAAACGTATTTCTTTTTGCTGTATATTTTCTTCTCTTATGACTGATAGAAGTTTTGGAGAGTTACGTATGATTTCACAGATAATATCGAAGTGGACGAACTTACTTTGGTCTTTTGAGTTTGCTCCTAACACTATTTGTTGATCTGGAAAACAGAAAAATTTCCATAATTGAATCAAACAAGCTAAGAATGAATTATGAGTTACAGTAAAGTCCTCTAAAACATAACGATGATTGCCATCAAGCTCAAATCCATAGTATTCCTGCACGCCTGCACTCTTAATCTCTTTAATCCCAGTAGTAAGAACATCTTTCTTAT